GGTTACAGGTGGATATAAAGATAAAAAGAAAGGAAAAATAGCAGAACTAGAGGATGAGACCAAGGAAAGGTCTTTCAGATAGTAAATTGAAAAATACTTCATTATACAATAAACTATGCCCTAAGTGTACTGGGCCTATGTATAAAAATGGAGATAGAGATTTGCAGTGTATTATGTGCGGTAAGGTACTAGTATTAAAGATAAGGAGGAAGTATGATTCCAGAGCAGGCAAAATTAGAGATAATAAGAAGAAGACAGATGGGAGCGACGTGGACTTCGATAGCGAAGTGGGTGAACAAAGAGTACGAAACTTTAGTTCATCGGACAACCATTCAACGCTGGTACGACAGCGAGGTGTGGGAGGCTCAAGAAGAGCTGGGCTCACCACCAGAAGATAAATTAGATGAAAGACTAAAACTTGATAAAAAAGTTGCTACTTATAAGAGTGAAGCCGATTTTCATAAAAAACTATATAAAACGGCTTTAAAGGATAATACTAAGAAAGAAGTAATTATCCAAACTATTCGAGATTATACTAAGGCATTTTCTGCAGTTCCATTAAAACATATTGAAAAAACTGATAAAACCCCCCATGGGCAACAAAAACAGATTATGGTTACACCATTATCGGATACTCATGTTGGGGAACAGGTTTACAAAGAACAGATGAGGAATCTAAATGAATACAATTTAGATATCTTTAATAAACGTATGTATGGTTGGGCTAATCAAATACTTAAGCATGCAACTTATCGAAGAAAGATTGCCCCTATAGATGAATTAGTTATCCCAATGTTGGGAGATATGATTAGTGGAGACATTCACGAAGAGTTAGCTAGGTCTAATATGGCTAACTGTATGGAACAAATGATTAGAGGAGCTAGTGTCATAGCACAAGCCCTTATGTATTTAGCTCCACACTTTACAAAAATAAGAATACCTTGTGTTGTTGGTAATCATGGGAGGATGACTAGAAAACCCCCTATGAAAGATAAGTATATGGATTGGGATTATATGCTTTATCAATGGTTGGCAGCATTTTGTAAGAACCAAGATAATTTAGAATTTCATATACCGAGAAGTTTCCTAACAACTTTCAAAGTACATGATAAAGTAGTTCTTATAATGCATGGGGATTCCATTTCGGGTGCTGGAAGTAGTGGTTCAATTACAGGTGCTATAGCTAAACTTAGGAGTGTATTCCAATATCGAAAAGCATTACAGAGAGAGATTGAAGATGCTATGGATGATGATGCAGAGATTGAATTTGATAGTGTAATGATTGGTCACTTCCATCGAATAGATGAAATAGACATAGGAACCGGAGAGTTACATATTTGTGGTACTATGAAAGGTCCAGATGAATTTGCACTACAAAGACTTCATGCTGCAACTAAACCAAAACAATTAGTTACATATTGGCACCCACAGTATGGGTATGTAGGTAAAGATGTTATCTATTTAAATAGGTATGATAATAGCAAACGGAAATTTCTAGACAAAATTCCAGAAAAATGGATGGATTTATCTTCTTCATCAGTATAATTATGTATGAGGAAAAAACAAAGAAAAACCCCCAGAGGAGAGACTAAGCGAAGAGCTGAACGAAAACTCCACCAATTAAGAAGACAAGCAGTTCAAGGGTTTGCTGACAAAGTTTTCGAGGCTTCCCAAAAGAAAGTGCCTGTTGGGGATGGTGAACTACGAGATTCAGCAATCCGCCCTGTATTAGAGTATAAATTTAAGCCTAGAGTTGGGAGTTATGTCACAGGATTTAAGATAGAATATACCGCCCCACATGCTAAGAAAGTGCATGATAGACAGAGTGGTCTGCAAATACAAAGTGGTTCTTATATTCAAGATACTCCAGCCGTAAGAAAACATGACCGTACCTATACTGGTAAGGGGGGCAGGAGAAGACAAACAATTCAAGTAAATTATCCAGAGGGTAGGAATTTTGGGGCTGGAAGAGAAGTAGTTTATTGGAAAGGTAAACGAAACACCACAAACAGAACTGATGGTAGTAATCAATTTTATACCCGACCTATCCAGCAAAGGGGCACAGCAACAGAAGGTTGGTTACAAGACGCTTATACAGAAGTATATAAGCAACTGAGCATGAAAACAAAAATGTTTTTAGGATTACCTAGAACACTTACAATAACAGATTAGGAGGAGAAAAGAAATGGATGTTAGTAAAATCACACAAACACAAGAATATATTATAGCCCGACATTCTAAAATGGTTGGGAAAATATTGGACCTAGTAGAGGCATCTCTACCAGAAGGTAACCAATGTGACAAACTCAAAAAACTTCTACAGATTCCACTGTATGATTTTCGTAATGAAATGATTCAATTAGACTCTCGTGGACTTCCCGACCCAGACTAAATTATATAAAGTATAATATAATTTAGAACTCCCCAATAGAATTTTTCGCTTTTCTTAGTATAATAAAGTAGCGTTTAATTATAACGCTATATTTCATTCTAAATAGAGGTCGGCGGTGGCTTAGACCAACCTTTTGTAAAGGTGAAAAAACAAGTTCATAGGAGGTAAATTACTATGGCAGAAATCTCAGAGAGAATTGAGAAGCAAATGGAAGGTACCAACCTCGCCCTTGCTGCTGTAGCGGAAGTTCTACAAAAAATGGATGGACGTTTGGCAAAGGAAGAGGAAGAAGAAGAAGATGCAAAAAGAGAAGAGGAAGTGCAGAAAGCACAATCTAATCTCGTTAAATCTGTAGCTTCTGAAGTAGCAAAAATTCTAAAAGCTGATTCTGAAGGCGGCAGCTATGCTGGTGCTGATGTAAGCGGTGATGAAAGAAAGGCTAAAGCTACTGGTGGTACACCTCAAAGTGCGGATGATTCTGAATCAGACGCTGGAACTGGTTCTAAAATAGAGGACCAGCAAAACACAATACAAGCCGCTGACATGGGTGACGATGACGAAGAAGACATCGACAAAGACAATAATGGTAACGGTGACGACGAAAAAGAGAAAGGTATGTATAAAGAAGGCGACGATGACGAAGCTGCAGACGAGCCTATAGAAGAGAAGGGAGAGGATGAGGATGATGATATGGACAAAATGCAGAAGCAACTAGAATCTTTGAAGAAGCAAATTGCTGAAACAGAGGCTGGTATGCAGAAAGCAGTTCGGGCAGAATCTGAAGACAGATTAAGAAAAATGGGCTTTAGAGAGGAAACTGGATTACAAGCTCCAAGAGTAATGAATGGATTAGGCGTGGACGGTTCTACACCAATTCAAAAATCATCTGCTGTGGACACACCAGACCAATTAGCTGAACTTTCTTATTCTGAATTAAGAAGAATGCAACACCAAATAGACACTGGAAATACCGAGGGTATTCCTAGAGAGCTATTAGGATAAATAAAACAAACTATAGGAGATAAAAAACATGGCTAATCCAAGTTTATCGGAATATCTGGCACAGTCTCAACGAGGTTTGTATCAGTCTGTATTCGGTCCTGAATACCTACAGAAACAAACATACTTTACAGTTGACACTGCTACAGGAATATTCAACACAACATACGGTAGAAAAGTCTGGCAGGCTCTAAACAACCAGACCAGATTCTTCAATGCCGTCCCCAGAGTGGTTTGGGGTAACACAGCTGGTTGGAGGGTAAGAACTGATAGAGGTTCTAGCCGTTCAAGACCAGTAACTGAAACTGGAAGTTTGCCAACAGTTGACGTTTCCAACATTGAAACAGTATCTAGTTTACCTAGAATAGTTTCAACTACATTCGGTGCTTCAGTGAAGTCAGTCTTTACTGCACAACTAGAAGGTGGTGTTGGTGATGTTCTAGCTTTGGAAAACGAAAATGCTCAGTTAGACCACATAAAAGAAATAAACGAAGAGCTTCTAGCTGGTTCAGGATACCTGACTTCAGCTGGTGCAACAACAACCTTCACAGTTCCGGCAGCTATTGCTAAACACTTTAAGATTGGGGATGCAGTATCACAACATGACAACTCAGCAGGTGGATTTGACAGAACCTCTGGTTCCGTTGTTTCCGCTGTAAACACTTCAACAGGTGTTGTTACAGTTGCTTCTGGTACTACATTTGCCAACTCAGACGTAGCATTCATCTACTCAAGAGCTGGTCTGACATCAATTGATGATGTTGTGGCCGAAGATGCTGCCGCTATTGGTGGTGGTACAAGTTCAAGAGTACGAGCATACGACTTGACACTAGGTGGTAGAACAGCTGGTGATTGGAATGCAGCTGCTTCTGTTTCTTATAACTCAGGAACAGGACGAGCTCTAAGTCTAAACTTACTAGATACCG